GCCTATCTTATTGGCAATCCATCCTATAATAATTAGAATACCTACAACTGTGAACTGCCACCATGTGACAAGCTGATCGATAATGAAGTCCATTATTCCGTCTCCTTTGATTCCTCCGTCACTGCCTTTTCATAATACACTATAATTTTTGTTTGTTGGTTTATATATCTTCGAAGGTCCGCTATATTCAACGCTAAATTCTCATAATCTTTCATACTCAAAGCAACAAAAGCTACGTCACCATATAACTCGGTAAACTCTGCAACGAATTCTTCAAAGTTATCTTCTGTAACGACAAAAACTCGTGTGTCACTGAGTTGGAGTGGTTTCGGCCTGGCTACTGTCGGTATCTGTACCTTCTCCACTTGAGTTACTACTTTGACTTCCGGTGGAGGTCGGAAGCTGGAGCAACCACTGAGGATCAGGATACTGGTTAGTATTGCCAGACTCTTCCATGAGACCACGCCACAGGTCTGCTGAAGCGCCATTCATTTTTCCTTCTAGTTGTTTTGAATCTTTTAGTGCTTCCACTACTAGATTTAATTTAGTTAACTTAGTTCTAAGTTCATCGCCATAGGCTTCTGCCTTTTGCAAAGATAACGTTAACTCTTTATTGAGTTCACCAATCTTAGCCATGTCAGCCTTGAGCGTGCTGACACTCTTTTCAGCTACCTGAACTGCGACTTCTAATTTTGCGTTATTATCTTGTAAGACCGCGATTGTGGCCTGTGTAGTGTCGTAATAGTATTTTGCGCCGTAACCAGCTATACCTATGATACCCATAACGAAAATCAGAATATAAATTCTGGTCATATAATACCTTTAGCCTCTGCGTAATCTTTAAACCGCTTTAGTAGTGCGTAGTGATCTTTCTTTCTTTTACGGCGGTCATGCATATAAGAAACCATGCCCTTGCCTGTTGGACCCATTGCTGTAGTGGCAGGATTTGGAATACTAGCGGTTGTAGTGATTTCACCAATGTTTAAGGTTTTTGGTGCACCCTTCTCACCTTTTTTCCTCATACGTTCACCAGAACCTCTTTTGATTCTTTCTCTCTTCTTACGAATGTTATCCCACAGACTTTCTTTTTTAGTCATCTGCTTTTGTTTATCGTTTTCTTTTTGCCGAGCTGCAGCGTCATCAGCACGATTCTTTCGTACCGTAGCCAAGCGTTTAGCTCTTTCTTTCTGCTGGTCTTTACTTAGAACACCAGCATCTTCTTTTCGCATTTCTTTTGTTTTCTTTTTCATGGCGTTTATGTACTTTCTATAAACTGCGGCCTCAGCCGTTTTACCCATTACTCTTGCTCTTTGCTCCATAGCGATAGCTGCTTGTATCTTATGAGCGTGAGTCTTACCTGAACCTTTTATCTTTGCTACGCTTGCCTTTGCGGTCTCAACATCCTTAAAACCTAAACCCTTGATAGTACCTTTCGGATTCTCATCCGTATACAAATCAGAATGGCTAGGGCTATTTCGCCTCTGGCCTTTCTTTCTTGGAATACGGGGAGTCTCGTGCATCATTTGTAAAGTTCGCCTGTAGTTATATACACAGGTTGATTTGTCTTAAGATGTGTCGCTTTATAAACTTTTATTCCAAAAACTTCACCTACTGGATTACTATCGAAAACTTTTACTTGATCTTTTGGTAATACTATTTCATCCAGAGTCCTATTGCAGACTTTAGGGTTTTTCATTCTATATACACCTGGTGCGAGTGTACCATTTTCAAGCACAAACCAATCACTCTCTTCATTTAAAAAGTCAGTAGTGTCGAATCCGAACTCTGACACGATCCTCTCAAGCTGAGTGTCGGATAATTCGTATTTTTCTTTAATGAGAAACAAACCTGCGGCAAATGATCCAAGGCCTGAGCCAAGACCGGGGACTTTCCCGAGCAGCCGTTTAAGGTTAGCACAAAGACGAATGAAAGGAGTATACGAAGATTTCCTAGCCGGTGTATCCAATGGTTGACTTTTAATTCTTTTACCGTTATCATCTATAACACCTTCTTTCCACGCATCCCATTTTTTCCAATCAAGCACCAGCATCCGGATAAACCGGAAGGTGTAGACCATATCAGCACCACGTTTAATTATACTCATATTTCTCTCAACCTGTTCACAACTATTGGATCCATTGGAAAGCCAGTAACTTGGTCATCCGTGATATACTTTAGATATATCAAGAATGGCTTAATTACTGGCCAGTGTTTATCATTAAGCTTCAATTTTAAGATATTGATCGAAGGTTCATTACCGAAAGAATTAAAAATCACAATTAAATGATTTAAGATTAACCTTTCAGCCAGTTCACCATGTTCAATATACCTATTAGCCAGTCTCTTAACGTACTTAAACCTTTTCAGGTCTTCGTGAAACTCTTCAATATCTGAGAACTTAGGTTTGTAATACGCCTTCGCGGCATACAGCATTAAGTTCTCGTCAGTTAATTCATCGAATATCATCATAAAGGTATATATTCAATTAGCCAAACAGAGAAATTTTCTTAGACTTCTTTTTGCTTTTTGGCTTTGGTACGAGGTTTTCTTGAACCTCATCTTCAATATCGTCTGCGTACACATGTACTTCTTCTTCAACAACCGGAGCTGGTTCGGCAATCATTTGTACGCCGTTGTATTCATCCAGCTGTTCCTGTGTGATACGTTGTGATTTTAAGAGTTCACCTGTACGAGGATGCATCCACCCACGGGTTGTTGGGATAGCACCCTTTGGTCCTGGTTTAAGAGCCATTTTCATCTTCCTTTTTATACATTGATTCATACGCAGCTTTGATTTCTTCAACCTGTTCCTTGGTTGTCTTGTGAGCAGGATGATCTGGTGTGGCCGACTTCATTACAGCCTTGTCACCTTGTTTGTTATCATTGTTGCGCATTGCTGATGGCTTTGTTGAATCCTCAGCCTTCTTTGACTCAGGATCTTCTTTCTCACCTTTGCCATGCTTTTCAATTGAGTGAGCGTCTCTCATATCTTTTCTTGGACTTTTACCATCTTTACCACCATCAACATTTTCTGGTGGAGTAGCACCAGCTTTACGCTTGGCACCAGCAGCATCTTCCCAAATTGACATTAGCTTACCGCGGATATCGGTATCTTCTTTTTTCATGGTCTTACCAATTGCCTTTCTTCTCTTATGGAGATATTCGTCTGAACTATCAACATCACCATCGTTATCTATGTCAGCATCGGCTTTACCAACCGGATCCATTTTAGCTTCTTTTTTCTTTGTAGGTACAGGCTTGGCACCCATTGCTTTATCTTGCTTTTTGATGACCATGTCTTTAAACTTACCTTCTTCCACAGCCGCTAATTTTTCAGCAGCTTCTTGTGCTTCAGCATTCCGTTTAGCTTGCTGAGCTAATTCTAATTCGGCCATTGTATCGAGTGCGGCCCGGACACCTTCAATCATTTTTCTATCCATCTGCTTTACTCCTACATCCAGATGTTATTTACAATGGCTGCTATTGCTACAGCCATTACCACCCAGAACAGTTTATTGATTGTCTGGACCGTTCTAGTATTATCGGAAGCTATTGCTCCAATCTCGTCTATCTTTACAGATAATTTATTTAATCTTTCGGTGTGATGCGTTTGAGATTCTGCCAAAGCTGCTATCTTTTCCTCGGCACGAGCCAAGTCAACCATAGCATCGGCTAGTCGATCGATCTTTTCTTCGATTCTATCGAGTCTTTGGTCAGTGCTCATTTTAGTTATCAACCTTTGCACTTGCTCTCCACTGGTAACACGACCAGTATCTTGCTTTAGTCTTGGGCCCCGGATTATCGCAGTTATGTCTTGCTCTAAAGCTTTTACGCCGAGCTGGATCATCTCTTTTGATACTCATATTTGGATCACCAAACCTTACAACAACTACTTTGCCCTTTTCATTCTTTACATACACCTTGAATTTCTTGTCAGGATTTTCAGACGTGCGAATAGGATCATTCAAAGTAACTTTTCTACCCTGATACTCAGCTTCTTCCAGTTCTAAATCGTCATACATGCCTTCGCATATATTATCGATCTGATCCTCTCGGTGTTGTTTGAACTTATCCAAACTCATAAGCTGCAATCCTTCTCATCTGACTATTAAACTCTGATTGACTTGGTTTTGTCTTATAGAGTTTCTTAGTAAGTGAACTATTCTTCTTACCTTTGATTCGATACTTGTAACCCTTTGCCTTATGCTCAGGATCTGTAGTTTTTACCAAACGGCGTTTGTACTGAGCCTCATAAGACTCAGGACCTTTTGGCGCATCTGTAGAAGCTTTTTTGCCTTCTGTAAATTCTTTAAAACGTTTCATCTTTTCTCGCCCATGTAGTGGTAACTGTTATCGCAATCACAATTGTTACAAACGTCATTCACGCACTCTTGACATTCTTCTAAACAATGACAATCATGACCGCACTTATGACATTTATCCATTATCGTATCCCCAGATGTTTCTTAACAGCTTTTTGAGTCTTAGGATCTAACCGTCTGAACACTGGACTGTTAGGTACCATTTTTGGATTTGCCTTAAACATTCTTAAAGTATCGTCGTCAACGTCAATACCCTTCATTAATTTCTTTTCATTCGTTTGACCAGGCGTTACCTTTTTCATATGCTTTACTGAATCATCGGTACCATAATCGTATTGTTCTTTGACTTTCTTCTTAGCTTTTTGGAATACTTGAGTATCGCCTGTGACTAAATCAATAAGGTCAGCAAATGCGTCAAAGATAATCTTACGGTGCTGTGGCTTTACTTGTTCGCCCTTGTCCATTGACTTCATGGCCATCATTAGTTTGTTGACGTCTGATTTACCAACCAGGCCAAGTGTTGCCAATTGTTTCACCTTACGCATCTTAGGGTCTACGGCTTCCATTACGCCTTCACCCATAGAACGAATCTTTTTACGAGTCTTGAACTTTTTAGTATCGCCACGATCTAGCATACCACGCATACCTGATGCTGGGTCATCCTTGCCATGTGCGCCTTGAGCTCTACCCGGCGCGACCTTAGTAATCTTTCCACCACGCTTCTTAAATGCAGCCATGGCGCGATCCATCTCAGCTTTACGCTTAGCGTCCATTGCTTCATCTTGAACCTTTTGTTCTTTTTCAGGTCCACGTTTCGCAGTTAGGTAAGCAGCAATGGCCATATCCCTACGCTCTTCTTTGTTCTTACCTTTGAACTGTGGAGCATCAGACTTTTGAAAGTCTTTAATGTAAGCCCCTATTCCATCTGATACTTTTAGCGGCATTTTACGATCCTCTTACTTTAGCAGCAAGGTCTTTATCTGCCTTGCCCCATGTTCCTGACGATTTTGTTACGAATGAGTTGACCCGTGCCATACCCCATTGCTGTGGAGTCGTGCCTGGTCTGTGGCCTGTGCGCCATGCGGCCATACCACGATTATAAACTTTCCGAAGAATACCTAATGGCATACCTGATTTTTCAGCTTTCTTTTTTAAGCCGGCCTCAGCCTTTTCTTCAATATACTCTTTGAATTTCATCAGTCGTCTCCGAACATTTGTTTGAATTTCTTTGTATGCCTACTTGGTTTCGTCTTAGCAGTAGCATCGCCTGGAGCTTTCTTGTAAGCTGCTGGATTATCATCATCCATTTTTCCCTGACGCTTGAACTGCCGATCCCGAGCTACCTTTTGTTTCTTTGATAACCCAGCATGATATACCTTTGGCTGCGTACCAGGTCTTCCACCAATGTCTGGATCCTGTTTAGCCATCTTAACTCGTTCTTTTGATTTTTTCTTTTCAAGTATCTCGACTGCATCAAGCCATTTACGCATCATCTGGCCATTTGATTCTACAATCAGGTAATTAGAGCCACGACGTACAATAGTACCAATCATGTCTGTTTCTTTAATTACAACATCATCGCCAACTTGAAACATTCCATCAACAAAATCTTCACGCACACCTGATACTGATTCAAGTTGCACGTGATTCTTAAATTGCTTTTGTTCTTTTAGACCCATGCCTTTACGAACTGTATTATATAAACTCTTTGCATCATTGTTTGAAATAGCTCTCGGTAAACCTTGAGCAAACTTTGGAAAGTCGTCATCCTTCGCAGCTGCTCTCATCTTTGACGCTGACATACCTTCAGCCCCATCAGCATCTGGATCTCTTTCACCGGCTGACATTATATCGATTGACATAAAGTTATAGAAGCCGTGAGCACCTTTTTTGCCGTTGTACTTACTCAGCCGTGCGTCAAACTCGTTTACACGATCAGAACCAACAACCATTACGACTTTCTTAAATCCTTCATCATATAACTTGGCCATTGCATGAAAAGGTGTTTTAATCTTATTGTCCATCAAGATTTGCCGAGCATGCTTTGGAAACATCTTACGTGCAAACTTAACTTTGTCTTTATATTTAAGTGGATTCTTACTATCGTCAGAAGATTGTGA